GGTGGTTCATTCCCTGATCTTAACAAGGATGGTAAAGTAACTAAAGCTGACATCTTAAAAGGTCGTGGTGTTATTGCTAAGAAAGGTGCTTCTGTAAAGAAATGTCGTTATGGCTGCAAGTAATATGACTGCTGGCAAAGCTAAGAAATCTGGCAAGCCTAGACAAGCACCAAAGGTAAAGAATCCTGCTCCTGATAAACCATTTATGAGAGAGGCAGATACACCTAAACGATTAAAGAGTCCTATGCTTCCTATGAAGCAGAAGCGACTATCTAAATAGATTTTTGTTTTTCATTTTTGTGTGTTTTGGTAAGTAAAAAGGGAACCGTTTGGCTCCCTTTTTCTTTATGTACCATATTCTTTATAGAATATCTTTCCAGCAAAATTAGATTTTAATAAATTGTGTAAAGCTATCGGATCTTGCTCTTCAAGAAATCTATGATACTCGATTCCAATATACTTGAACTGATTAAGTTTGTCAAGTATTGAAGGAATAATTGCATACTCGCCACCTTCACAATCTATTTTTAAATAAACACATCCTTCTGTTATGTATTTATCTATTGTTTCAGTTTTACATACAGGCATTTCATCAGTATGATAGAACGCAGAAGATCCTCCTGTATTGTGTATAGGAGTTCCTATTTTAATTTCTCCTCCATCTACATCTGTTATAGCTGTATTGTGTAATTCTATATCTGATATAGATAACCCGTTAAGAACAATGTTTTTCTTGAACTGTTCAAAGTTTGATAATACTGGCTCAAACGCAATCACTCTACATCCAAACTTCTTTTTTACATATATAGAAAACATTCCTACATTAGCACCTATATCTAAAACGATATCATCTTTAGATAATTGGATTTGCTCTAGTCCATAATAGTCAGATCTTAACTCTCCAAATACAAAGGGTACAGTGTTTGATGTAGATATATCTTCAAATGTTAGTTCTATACCTCCTACAGTATTAGTCCAAACGGATTTCGTAACTTCTGTCATAATTTAATTCGTCTTTTATTTGTCTAAGTAATTTTATATCTGTACTAGGTAACATTGCATAAGGATGTTCATTTACAAATAACTCCACGTGTAAAGATGATTCAGTTAAAAACTTACATAAATCATCTCCGTCTTCTGCTCTTTTGCAATACTCTCTAAAAACCTCACCATCTTTAGCTACATTACCTTCAGTGATCTGTCCAGACTTCACTACATCAATTGCCTGTAGAATTATATCTACCAATGGTCCAACTTCTAGATTGTTGTATTTGTATCTATTGTAATATAACGATGTAACATAGTATGTTCCAGCACAAATGGGTTGCTCCATGTATCCAGGAATTAAATGATCTTCGTGTTTAGATTCTTTTATCTTAAGATTTCCTCTAACACCATTAGTCTGTGTGTGTTCTATAAATCCAACATTAATGTTCACTGCTCCTTTCTTCATTAAAGGAACGTACATCATACCTGTTCCTGGAGCTGTAACTTGTATATCTACGTCTTGGAAATCTCTCATTTGGTCTACAAATCTAGGATTACCACGACCTCTGTAGTCGTGATACCAATCGACAAACTTTATATTACATACAGGAGACATGTATTTTATTACAACATCAATAACTTCTAAATCTCGTTTAGTAAATCGTTTGTTATTGATGATGATAACTTTAGGAACATCATTGATAGGTTTGTCTATAGATATGTTATGTACGCCAAAAATTCTTCTTTTGAATTTCTGTAAACCGTCCCATTGCTTACCATATATAAATACTTCCTTGTTTTGCACTCTATTACCTGCAAGATCTGTACCTGCAACTAATGTCTTGAAATGATAATTCTTATCTAGATTAGGATACTCTAGCAATTCTTGTTTAGTGAATGCTTTGATAGTGTCATACATCATGTTCTCACGCCACCACCATTCTATAGATAAAAATGCAAATGGTTCATCCTCATATCCAAACTTTAATAATGATAAGTAAATAGGATAGAGTACATCAAATAATCCATGTCCTACATTTCCATACCATAAGTTATCAGCTAGTACTGATAATTCTATAGGATGTAAGTTTTGTATGTTCTGTACATAGATGTTTAATTCTTCTTCAGAGTTAAATACCATTAACTCTGGTCTCCAATAATATGATGTAGTAAATTTCTTAACCCATGGTAAATCTATATCACCCACTGACAAAAAATAAATGGTACCATTTACAGAATATAAGTTCTTATACTCTATACTGGTACCATTATCTGTTGTTCTGTATGTAGAAATCATCTAACAATTAATTTTCCCCCTTGTAAATCATACAAGTTATTCTTATTAATTAACATTTCTGCTTTAAGATCATCTACATTGTAATTTACTTCTCTATTATGCTCAATGCCTCCTTTATCACTAACATTAAACATGTATTTGTCTAAATATACAGTGAGTGTAGGTGGGTTATAGTGATAATACTGATTAATATAGCTCTCATCATTTACTCCTGGCTCATACGGAATCTTCTTATCTTCCAACTGGTTGTTGTAAAGAATCTTGCACACTTCTATAATCTTATCCTTCTTACCTCCAAACAGACATCCATGATAATACATTTGAAATAAAGGAGTGTCATGAGGAACATAGGCTTTTGATTGAGGATTTCTATCATAACCTTTAACTTCTTTCATCCATCCATTATTACCAAAGTGTTCTAGTCCTACAGTATCTCCGATAAACCACTCTTCTGTGAAATCTCTTGATACACTAGTATCTGCATCCACGTAGATTAAATAATCACTATCACAATTTTCTAATGATATCATGTTTACAAACTTAGAGTTTGTAGCATTCATCCAACTATCATGTACTTGATGTATAAATTTTACATCTATACCATCTGGTAGATAGTCTTTAGGATCTGTATCTGAAAAGAAGTAAAAAGTAATTTTCGCATCACCTTTGTAATGATGCGAAAACTTCTTTATAAAATGTACACCTAATACAAAATATGCATTAGTGGCAAGTATTACTATACCTACTTTCTTTTGTTCCATTACCAAACAAGGATAACATCAAATGGAGATACAAGTAACTTGTTCTCTCCATTGATAGGAATTATAGGGGCCTTTGATATAGCAGACGCTTCTACTAATACCTCATCTCCTATATTGATATCTGTAACAAGATCACCTACAGCAGTAACTGTAAGACGTTGTAACTTTTTCAGTATCTCTTTCTCAAGAGCTTCTTTTGTATTCTCATCTACAATGAGTTTACCTTCTTCCTTCTTAGGAAGGTCTAGCAATAATCTATTGCCGCGTAATTTTTTGAAATCTGCCATTAGTATGAAATGTTTGTTAGTTTTTTAAAGTTTGCAATATCTTCACCTGATAAGTGAATCTCTGATTGGTAAACATCACGCTTACGAATAACACCCTTAATCTTGTTAGTCTTAAGATCGATGTTAGGTTGTTCCATAGTACGCTCATGCATGTCATCCATCAATACTAATAGATCATCTTCAGCTAATTGTACTGTACGAATTACTTTGTTTACGTTAAAAGAATCTGTAAACACTTTGTCACCCTCTTTACGAGTGTAGAAGAATTGATTTGCCATCATTGTTGGTCTGGTTTTGTGACTCTCTAAGTCTGTATAAACTTGTTGTGTCATTGGTTTATTGTTTAATTGTTATATTCATAATCTAAAATCTGTCCTACAAGATCACTACGGTGGTTCTCTTTTAGTTTAATCCATTTAATACCATTAATCTTCTTAGAGAGATCAATAGCATAACTAAGTCCGTTATAGCTATCTTTAATGTCCTTTTGTTCATTGTCACCATTCACAATAATCTTTCCTGTTTTACCAAGTCTGGTTAGAATGGCAAGCATCTCTGCCTTTGTAAGGTTTTGTGCTTCCTCTACAACTAATATATCATCGATGGTCTTACCACGAATGAACTGTACTGGGTAGGCTACAATCTTTTCATCTTTAACTAAAGACTGAATCTTCACTTTATCGTAACACTTAACTAAGTTTTCTTGGAATGCTTCTAAATAAGGATTGAACTTCTCATCTAGAGATCCTGGAAGATATCCCAGGGAGTTACCCACTTCTATAGTTGCACGTGTTACGTATAGATGATCACATTGTTTCTTCATTAAGAAGTCTAGTGCAGCTTGTGCACACACTAGACTCTTTCCTGAACCAGCTCTACCTGTTACAATCACAATTTGATTGTCTATAATTAGTTGTTTAGCGACTTTCTGTTCTTCATTTAGAGTTACGCTATACTTAATTTCCTGTTTTCTTACTCTGTTAGGCTCTGTCATAAGTTTGTTTTAATAACTCCCTTCTTTTATTTACCTCTTCGTAGCGATACATATCTGCTTCTACGTTAGAGTGTTCCTCTAATGTCAAAAGTATAATATTTTCCTCATCCAAGCAAGCTTCAGGATACTTTTCTTTCGGTAGTATATGATGAAAGTAAGTTGACATTGGTTCAGAACCTAAGTAAGTATCACTCACCTCTGAATAATGTCTTCTCTTTTTCCATATTTCTACAAAGAATGCACGCATTATATTAATCTTTTCCTTGTCTGCAAAAGATTTAATTCTTGTATTAATACCAAGCTGTCTAGAAGCAGGTAAGGGTTTACGCTTAATGTGATTAAGACATAAACCCTTTGACCAAACTTTATTCTCACAGCCTTCTACGCTGCATGTTTTCATCCTTTAAATTTAGATAGTTCTCTATTAAGATACCAGATAGCTTTCTCAAGATCCTGTTTCTTGTTGCCTTTGTTTTCACAACGTAAAACATACTTAACAGCATTTCCTAAATTAAAGCCCAGCTCATAGTCTTCTATAATATCTATAGCTTCAAACTTGTTTCCCTGATAATGATCAGGATGATTTACCATTTCTCTTTCCATGATTTCTTTCATTACTTTACGTGCTCCGTAAGGATCATTTTCCAGTGCTTCCATGTCCTCCTTCTCCTCTTTGAGTTTCTGATAGTTCATCTACTTCTACATATTGAATCAATGGTACAGGTACAATTACTAACTGAGCAATACGATCACCTTTTATATAAATCTCCTGAATATCTTTTGGATTCTTCAAGTTGAATGTAACCATGATTTCACCTCTGTATCCTGAATCAATAACACCAACAGAATTAGCCATTGATAAATCATAGTTACGTATAGAAGAACGTGGGAACACAAGTCCCACCATTCCTTCTGGTATTTCTACAGCTAATCCTGTACCATATATCATTTGACTACCATGAAGTTTATCAACTGATGTTGCTACAAGATCTGCACCTGCATCTCCTGGCTTACCAAACTTAGGCTTCTGTGCCTCTGGTACTAGTTTTTTAAAGTTTACTTTCATTATTCAAATAAAGTTAAAGCGTTATCCTCTGTAGTTTCTTCTTGTTCTTCTTCTGCAGGGATTTCTGTTTGATTAATTTTGTTAATAATATCTTGACGTAATTTGTCAAAGAATTCTTCGTTGTCTTCTAGCAAAGTTCTGAATTCATCAATGTCATACTTTGTTTCGTTATAAGTGATAGTCTTACCATACTTACGTAAGATATCAAACTCATTAGCTA